GACCACGTAGACCGGCACCTTGACCACTTTCAGGATCTGGAACACCGCGTGATACAGCGTGCCTTCCTCGGTGCCGGTCGGATCGAGCAGCGCCTGGGTGGTGAAGCTGTTGATGCGGAACGGCGCATTGCGCGGAATCAGCAGATCCGCTTTCGGTGCGGTGCCGACCAGACCGATGACGTTGTCACCCAGGCCACCCATGGCCTCGGGGGATTCGGTGGCATTGACGGTAATGCCGTTGTGCTCGAAGTTCAGAACCTCAGCCATGGTTATTCAGCCTTCTTGGCAGCGGCTTTTTTCGCCGCGGTGGAGGAAGCGGCCGACTCGGCAACCGCGGTGTTTTTCAGCTCCAGGCGACCGGCGCTGCGCAACGCACTGGCCTCCACATCGAGCAGATCCAGTTCCTGGCCGATGCTCGACCAATGACCGCCCCCGGTAGGGAACGGGAGGAGCACGGTGTACGTTTGGCGTTCTGCCATTTTCTGTTTCTCCATAAACAAAAAAGCCCCTTGGGTAAGGGGCTGTTGGGTGGTGTTTGTGTGGGGTTTTGCGGATAAGAAAACGCCCCGGCGGTGCGGGGCGTTTATTGGGTTTGTCCAGCAATCCAGCCCGGGGCGACTGGGCGATGTTGGTTAACAGGGAACTCAGGTGACTGAGGCCAGTCACGCAGTGCTTGGATGTAAACGAGCAACTTACCGAACTGCTCATCAGTCAGCGTGGGAGTGCCCGCGATTTCAAGTTGATCGCGATGACGCTCGCGCAGCCACATAACCGCCGACAATTGAGCATCACGCCAAGTGCGCTCCTGTGCTGGAAGATCAAGGTCCACTTCAGGTGCATCTACCAGGTAGGGCAAACCTCGCTCGTCATGAGCACGGACCTTGCCAGACACGGGATTACCAATGACCGACAGGTACAACGCTTCGGTAATATCGACCGCATCCGGAGGCATTTGACTGTGAATACCTTCCAAATAAGAAGTGCCTGTACTCGGGCTATAAAAACGCTTCATTTGTTCTACCCCCCTTAATTTCCGATAGCAAAAAATGATGCGCTGCCGTTTGCACTGTTTGCGATTTTGAAAGAGTCCTTGGTCTCACCCAGAACCTCGACAAACTCGCCAACTGCTGGTGCCAGGTTTCCGTAGGCTCCACCAATGAGGAACATGCAGGAGTTTGGGAAGGCAACCGGGAAAGATACGGTGCTGATAGTGCCCATCGCCTGAGCAACTCGCCCCCACTGAAATACAAGGCCACCGAGCCAAGTCGGGAAAATGATGTAACCGTTGAGCGCCAAGCTTATCGAAAACCCAAAGCGCAACTTCTTCGGCGTCACGATCGTTGCGTCGTCTGCACCGACATTCACCTGAACCTGAGTCGCGACTCTTGCCGTCCCCTGATTGACCTCAGTGGCTTGAGCTGCAAGTGTTGCCAGCGCTGCTATGTCGATGGATCCCTGATTGACCGGCGCGTTCCAGGCCTTGATGCACCAGAGCACCGCCAAGTTGCGTGGGCGAACCACGCCACTTGCAGTTTCAGTCGCTAGTCCTGGAAGTGCAGAAATCCCAGAGGCCGAGACTCCGGCTATATCCAGATTCGGATAGTCGCTTGGAACGTATGCATCGAGCCCAGCTGCGACCTGAGCGGATGCTACAGAAGCGGCAGGCGTGAGGTGGATAGTTTGGTTTCCGGCGGCTCCGGTATCCATTGCGACTAAGCTACCTTTTTGCACACTCCCAATCGCCCGTCCAACATCCACTCCTCGCCCATGATCCCAGCCACGCAAGAACTCGCCGCGCGATTCCGGGAGGCGGAAATTGCCCACGCCCTCATTGCCCTGGTTGAACACAGTTCCGAGAAACGCGGCCAAGGTCGGATAGGTCGCAATGCTTTGCACACTTCCATCAATTTCAAGAAATCCGGCTGGAACCTTGTTCACCGGAAACCCGACCATACTCCCGACCGGCAACGCCGAAGCCTGCGCAATCAGCGCTTCAATTTCAGGCTTCGTATAAGTGTCCTTGATCCCAAACCCCGCCAGCGTTTCCGGGTTCGTACCCGCCGTAGCCCGGCCATACTTATCAACCGTCAGACTCTTGTAAGTCCCCGCCTGAATCCCCGTCCTCCCCGCCAGCATTTCAAAACCCAGCGCCGTCGTCCCCAGCGTGATCGGCCCATTCGTCACCAGGTGCCAAAGCGAATCACCGTTCGCCGTGCCCTCCTCGACCATCACCGTCAGACCCGGCGTGACCTTGGCGCTGGCATTGGCATCCGTCGCCCGCACCCATGCGCCATTCGCCGCCACGTAAATGCCGTTGTCCTTCGCCAGCGTCTGCGCCGTCACCAGCACGCGCTGACCGGAGACCACCGCCACGCCGTCGATTTGCTGCGCGCCACTGAGCACGATGTTTTCCGTGGTGGCGACGCGAACCGATTGCTTGCCATCCAGCTTCGCCAGTTCGTCGGCGAGGTAACTCATCACCCACGCCCGGGTCGCTTTGACCACGGTGTCGTCGATCAGCAACGTCACGAGCGACGCATTGCTGGTCTCGAAAATCGAGCGGAGGTAGAACTCTTTCCCCGAGCCCGACGTCGCCAGCACCGGCTTGAACGACTCCGGGTATTTGACGATGGCGTAGAGGATGCCGGTGTCGGTCCAGAGCCCGGCCTCACGCACATACCAGCCGCCGTCTTCGGGTGGGATGGTCACTTCGGCGAGCAGCCAGCTCGGGTTCTTCTCGTCCTGGAACAGGGCGTTCAGCGGCCCGCGCCACACTTCACGCTTGAGCGCCGTGGCGGTCGCCGCCGGGTTGTAAACCGTGCCGCCGCCGTCGCCGACCGAAATCTGCGACAGTTTGATCGGCACGCCCGCCGCCTTGCAGGCGGTTTCGTAGGCAATCCCCGCGTTGGTGAGCAGGGTGTAATAGTCGGCCATTCAGGACCCCTGTGGATAAATGGTGGAGGTTTCGACGGTGTACAGACCGGCGGCCATAAAGGCCTGACCCGACACCTCGAGCCCCTCGATAACAATGGGATAAACCGTGGTCAGCTCGCCGCACACGGTCGCCGCGCCGATGACGTGGTTGCCAAATGCGCTGAGCCCGACGGACACCGACAACAGGTCGCGCTCGCTCTTGGCGTCCGCCAGGCGTCGATCGAGACGTGCGTCGACTTCTTCGTTGTAGGGCTGCTCGGTGAACGCCCGGACGGAAAAGCTGTAGGGCTGACCCGGTGGCGTCTGCTCGTACCAGGCCCGGACTTCTGGTCTCAACCGCAATCCTTTCGCGGCATTTTCCAGCGCCAGTCGTGTGCCGGCCTGTCGAGCCGTGGGCCAGGCGAGTTCGACGGTCAGACGTTTTTCCGCCTCGGCCGCCTCGGTGCTCCATTCGCCAACGCCACGATCCACAGCGAGATACGGCAGGAAAGCCGAAGGCGTCGCCGCCGGGTTCATCAGCTCGGGAAACGGCGGCGCGATACGATCAAGCAAAGTGCCGAAACCGAGGTCGAGGGCTTTTTCCAGCGGTGAGCTGTTGGCCGGCAGCAGGCTTGGGTGAGGTTTTTCGTCACTCATAGCGTGAGCACCTCGACCTCGACAGCGCTGCAGTACGGCGCTTCAAACGCCGTCGTCACAATCGGCTCGACCGGTTCGAGAATCTCCAGTTGCACCGCGCCGGCGCTGTGCAGCGTGTAGTCGATCCAGCTCGGGTCGACCCGCCCTTCCAGCCGATGACAGCTTTGGGCATACGCCTGCAATTGCTGCTGCGCGGCGACCTTGGTCAGTCCGGAATCCGGGCCGGCATTGATCCTGGCGATCACGCGGATCTTGTAGTTTTTGATGTGGGCGCCTTGCACCGTGACCCGGTCCGTTTCGGGTCGCACATCCGGCCGGGCGAAGTGCTCACGCACGCCGTCGAGCAGTTCTTCCGATGCGCTGCCATCGCCTTCCCTGGCCAGCACCGTGACCATCACTTCACCCGGCGAAGTACGGCGTCCATTGCCGTCCTTGACCTGCGCCGCGTAGCTATCCGGATCGAAGGTGTAAGTGACCGTCACCTCGCCTGGCGCCGCCGTTTCCACCTTCACCGCAGGACGCTCGCCGAGGGTGAATACCTCGCGGCGATACTGCATGCGCGAGCCAGCGGCGGGTGCATGCGGTGCCAGGTAATAACGCAACCGGGCGTCGTCGTCGCTCTCGTAGACCGGGGGAATCGGCGGGAAGGCCGCCGGGTCGCCCGGGTCGAGCAATTGACGCTCAAGGCCCATGTCGGCGAGGCGCGCATCCAGGTTGCTGCCGGTCGCCCACCAGGCCAGCATCTGCTTGATGCGGGCGTTGTATTTGCGTTCGTGAATTTGCAGGCGCACGCAAAACGCTTCCAGCGCCAGGGTCAGCAGCTCGCTTTCGTTTTCAAGGCTGACCTTGAGCTTCGCCGCCGTCTCGGGAGACCGCGCGCCGACGTACTCGACGACAAACGTCTTGAATTCGGCGAGCAGTTCCTCGAACGCTTCGACGGTGACGATCGACGGCTCGGCCAGCTGGTTCTGGCCAGGGATCAACATGCTCATGTCACCACCTCGAAAGTCTGTGTGCGGTTGTTCCAGGTGCCGGCGAATCGCAGCACCAGCCCGGCGCCTTGCCGCCCGGCGACGATGACCTGCGGCTGGAAATCGCCGATGCCGTTCTGCTCGTTGTAAAACGCCTGCGCCGCATGGCTCTGGGCCAGGAGCAGCAGGTCGTCGCCGAGGTTGCGCCCCAGCAGTTCCGGGATCAGCGAGCCATACAACGGCCGCTTCTGCCGGGTGCCCAGTGGCGTGGTCAGCGCCCGGGTGGCGCGCTGCACGAATTGCGGCCAGTCGTCGACCGCCGCCCCGGTGTTTCTGTCGATTCCGATCATGGGAAACTCTTTATGCAGTGCTGATGACGCGTCCCTGGTGATCCACCACCGGGCCGCTCAGGTGCACACCGGATGCGTCGAGTCGCAAGCCGACCGCGCCCAGTTGCAGTTCGATGGCTTCAGGCGTGATCGCAAGGCTCGCTGGGCCGAGCGTCAACTCGAGCGCTTCGCGAGAGCCGTTGAACAGCGCCGGGCCGTTCTTCCAGTGCAAGGTGTGACGGGCGTCGTCGTAACCATTTTCCGTACCGTCCAGATAAAGGCGACGTGTCAGCGAAGCCTGGGTCGAGGCGGGTGGAAACTGATTGCCGTTGAGCCCGAACAGCGCCACGGATTGAGCGCTGCCCGCGCCGCCACAGTGGTTGAGCAACAGGCATTGCTCGCCGACCGAGGGAATCCGCGATTCGCTTTGCGCCCCGGCACTCGGGTTGAAAAAGCGGATTGCCGGGGTCAGCAATTCGCCGTGACGCACCTTGCAGGTGTTGCTGGCCGCATCGACTTCCTGGCACACGCCGATACGGCACAGGCTGTCGGTGCGTCGATACAGGTCTTGCAGTTCACTCTCCATTTCGGCCAGGCGCTCGATGATCGGGCCCAGTTGCTGGCGTAACAGCGCATCGAACATGGCTCAGTCCTCGAGCTCGGAGTATTGGTCCGGGTCGTCGATGTTCGAGACTTCCCAGGTGCGGGCGAATTTCGGGACGCCCAGCGGGTCGTCCAGCAACAACGGGCCGAGGTACAGCGTCTGGGTGAACGAGAGGGTCCAGGCGAGGTACGCCTGGGCACCGCTGATGAAGGTCGACGGCAAGGCATCGATGTTCATGGGCAAGTCGCACTGGCTAGCGGAAAGGCCCCATCGGTTATCCGTCACAAGGCCCTTGAGCACGCTGGCCAGATCGCACGCGGCCAGCGCCGGGTTGTCCAGCGTCGGCGGCACCACAATTTGCAGCGAGAACGTCAGGGCATGGGCGATGCGCCCGTCATGGGCACGGTCGCCCGCCGCATTGCCCTCGATGCCGATCAGGACCCACGCCTGATCGAACGTGCCGTCGAAGTCCTGCAGACCTCCGACTTTCAAACTCAGGCCTGCCGCACGCAGCGCGTCGGCAATGGCAGATAACAGCCGCGACGGCTTATCGATGTCGGTGGACATAAAGGACTTCCAGTTGAAATGTCGATGCGTGCCGCTGCGTGTGTTCATGCAGCGGTTAAGGGGCGCCAGAATCTGGCGTTATTGATCCGGACGGGAGTCACGGGGCGGCACTTCACAAATGCCGATGCGCTTGGCTGCCCAGCGCTCATAGAGACCGATGGCAACGTCGGCCCCGGCCATCGCGGTGAGGCAACCGAACGCGCCGGCCACCCAGATCGACAGGCCGGCGGCGTACAGCAGCATGATCGCCGAGACCCCGCAGATCATGCAGGCGCCGGAGCGCAAGGCCAGTCGCCGCAGCAATGACCAGCCGCGAGCGCCCTCCTTGTCGGCGCGCCACATTTCGCCAGACACCCCGCCCATCAAGGCGAGCACGATGACCAGCCAGATCGGCATGTCCAGCAACGCTTGCTGCTCGTTTGTCATGTCACGCCTCCTGGGTGAACTGCATCAGTGAAAGGGCCCACGCAATGCGGGGCCGAGGGGGTTTACCGTGGAGCAAATCCAAAAGCAGTCCCGCTTGCTATGGGACTGCGATGGATCAATTCACCGGGTCGTAAGACACGTACGCGCTATCCATGGAGCCGTTTGCACCGGCAAACCACAGCCCTTGTCCCGCTGGAATGATCAACGGAAAAGGCAGCGTTTCGCTCGCGCCGCCAAAGCTGCCGCTTGAATCGGCATCACCACGAACAGTCAGCACAACCGGCACACTCAAATCGGTGTAAATCGTGGGGGCGACGGTGCCAGTGCTGAGAATTGCGTAGCCTTTACCCGAATGCAGGGTAGCGGTGCGGATGATCATCCCAGCGGTGTTCTGAGCCGGGGTGAAGATTGGGCCGAGGCCGCGAACGCTTTTGAAAGTGCTACCGATTACTTGCTGTTCCATTTTTGTCACCTGTTAAGTCGAATGATGTTTCGCGGAGAAATCCGCGTTCATGTCGCTCAATGGCGATCGCTCAAGGCTCGCGGCCTTCACGTGATTCAATGTTCCGCAGCGGGAGCATTTGATCTGGAGCTCGGTGTACTCACCCACTCGGGCGAGAAGTTTTTTGCACTGTCCACATCTGCAATCTTTCAACATCACGATGCCTCCCAGGCTTGACCGAATCCTTTCTGTGCATGAGGTTGATAGGCCTCGGACGAGGCAGGCATTCCAAAAAGCCCGGTCGCCCAGGCTTTTCAGTAATGCGGTCCTTCGCGTCGACCTTTCGGCGCTACTGGCGCGGTACGGGTCCATTCAGATTGTTTTTCCGACCGCGGTCCCTGCCCGCCGGATAACTGCTTCTGGTGCTTTACGCTGCACACCCGGGTCAGTTGCCAACCCTCTGAACCGTTGAGGCCGGTTCATCGCTGCCTTTGTGGTGGAACTAAAGAACTTCGTTTCGAGCTGCTTTGTTGAGCGGCTTGAGACAAAGAATATGCATGGATGCATATACAGTCAATGCGTAAATGCATTTATTTATGCATTTTAAATGCACTGACGCATGAAAGCCCCACAGACAAAGGCGTTGCCGGTTTTCAGCAGGCGTAAAAAAACCCGCTCGATGGCGGGTTTTTATCTGACAGCGGTGAGGTTAGCGGGCGTACATGCCCCACCAGAAGACGTGACCGAGGATGACGATTTGCTCTTCCTGGATTTCCTGGAAGGTGTAGTCCTCGTCCGGATGCTCATCGCGATTGAAGCTGCGCAGGCGAATCCCCGTGGGTAGGCGATACAGCTGTTTAACCCGGAGCTGGCCGTTGTGGTTGATCGCATAAAGGTCGCCATCGACGATGTCGCCGATCCCGCATTTACCGGCATTGACCCCCACGGTGGCGCCATCGCGCAGCACTGGCAACATGCTGTTGCCGCGCACCGTCACGCATTTGGCCTGATCGAACTGCACACCGTTGTGGCGCAAGCTGCGCTTGCCGAAGCGCAAACTAGAG